GTTTTTCAAGCGTCCAGTTCTCATTGATACTTTTGACTGGGACATTAATACTACTGTTAGACATCAGACTAATGTGTGGGCACAGTACCTTACAAACCCACGTATTTCAAATCGCATAAATAACTACAAACTTTTGCGGTGCAGTCTACATGTCAAAGTCACAGTCAACGGTAACGGATTCTATTATGGTAGGATGATTGCTGCATATAACCCTAGTCAATCCCAAGACGGTTTCTTTAGGAATGCCACGTCACTGGATCTAGTTAGCATGAGTCAGATGCCCCACGTATTTATTGATCCAACACATTCAATGGGAGGTGAACTCTTGTGCCCTTTCTTTTATCCATATGATTATGTTGACACCTTGGACGTTGACTGGTACCAATTGGGATCTCTTAATTTTGCTACTTTGGCTCATTTGCAGCATGCAAACGGTTCTACCGATAATTTAATTGTCAACGTGTTTGCTTGGGCTGAAGATATGGAGTTAGCTATCCCTACCATGCATGATGTAGTTGGTTTGTCTGCTCAGTCGGGTAATGAGCAAGCTGAGGCAGCAAACAATGGTATAATTTCCACACCTGCCACTGCTGTTGCGCGCACTGCTGGCGTTCTTACAAAAATTCCGGCAATTAGACCGTATGCTATGGCAGTGGAAATGGCATCTTCATCTATTGCAAGCATTGCGAGAGTTTTTGGTTTTTCAAGGCCTAGTAATTTAGCTTTAACAAATATAAGGCCTACTGTCACAAGCTCTTTGTGTCTTGGGAATGTACCAGACAATTCTCAGAAGCTGTCTTTGGACCAAAATCAATCTGTCACAATTGATCCCCGTGTTGCTGGCATGAATGAAACAGACCCATTGGCCATCAAGTACATAGCCCAGCATGAATCATATTTGGCGACTTTTCCTTGGACGATAACTGACACGAAAGACGATCTGCTCTGGAATAATAGAGTTGATCCTCGATTGTGGCGACAAATTGATGATACCTTCGCATTTACATCGACTGCTCTTGTTAGCATGCCGTTTCAATATTGGTCTGGATCCCTTCGCTTCAGATTCCAAGTTTGCTGTTCTGCCTTTCACAAGGGTAGATTGGCTTTTGTGTGGGATCCCTCATATGTGAAGCCCTCAGGGGAAGTCGAGTACAATACGAATTATATTCAGATTATTGACATCTCCCAAACGCAAGATTTCACTCTTGAGATCCCGAACGGTCAGCAATTTGGAATTATTAAATCTCCCAAGCCTGGACCGTATTCAGCATCTGATATGATGGGTACTGATCCCATCACTTCTCAACTGCAAGATAACGAAGTCGCACGTGACACGTGTAATGGAGTTCTTGCGGTGTATGTTTTGAATCCCCTCACTGCACCTGCAGAAGATTCACCACCAGTTCAGATCAATCTTTTTGTATCGGCTGGCGATGACTTTGAAGTGCATGTTCCTGATGATTGGTTCAATAGATTTACACCTTTGCCTCGAGCCCAATCTGGTTTTGAAGCACAGAGTGGTATCTCGCCAACAGCGCACCAATCGGTTGATTACAATGCACCTGAGAATGGTGCCATTATTCAGTTGGGGTACAAGTCCCATAAGAGTGATGATTTCACGAAGGTGTACACTGGTGAGTCCATATTGTCTCTTCGTATGTTACTCAAAAGGTTTTCAAGGTGGCGTACTATCACTATGACTCTTGCCACTGCGGAATCAGCTAGAAATGTGCGTATTCGTCACGGTTATATACCTCCGTTTATGGGTGATTACACCCCAAATGTCACAGCACCTGATGTTACAGCTGGAGCTGTTAAATGGGGATATATTACACCTCATTTGCTACATTGGGTACTACCTGCATACAGAGGTTTCCGAGGATCAATGCGACATAAGATAGTACCACGCGCCACTGACACTAGCACTACGGGTGGCGTTGATACTAGTATTTACGTTACGCGATACAGTCTATGGAATGGTGCGGAATTCATAGAAGAGGATGCTGGTATTGGCTCGGGAACGAGTCGATCAACAATAGCATATAACGCAACTGTCAGACGAGATGCTGACGACACAAATGACACCAATGTCCCATCATTGGCTGCAGGAGGAGCTTACTTCAGTTCGAAGGTTAATCCTGTTGCAGAAATCGAGTTACCATTTTATGGTCAACGCCGTTTTGCAAATGCAAGACACGATAATTGGGCCGCCCTAGACACGTACGATCTTGGGGGATACGAAGCTACTATTTTTGGTAGCTTTGGAGTACTAGATCGCTTAGATTTTCTAACAGCGGTCGGAGAGGATTTCCAGCCTCTGTTCTTTGTTGGTTTGCCAAACATGACATACCTTGCTGAGCAACCAGCACCTGGATAAAATATTAAGGACCTGTGGTCGGTCCTTGCGTCACTGACGATTGGCACCGCCGTATACAATGTGTATCTGGAATTTTTTCCCGGCGGGAGCCGGTTTTTCATAGATCACACATTCGTTTAGCGGTGACCTTGTCCTATGGGCATGGCCGCC